AAAAAAAAGTATTCAGAACAACCCTGTTTATCCCGCTCGATTATTGACTTTTTTTTTACATCTCCAGTCTTTAAAAAGAACAAAATTTCGCACTCCTGCGGGCACTTCGGGTTCACTATTATTTTGTCCAAAAATTCACCCAGAACAGCTTTGGTGATATCTTCTGGGCCAATACCTTGCAAATCGTTTAATATCTTTCCGATTTCCTTTAATTTCAAACGGGAATCTTTGCTGGCTTCTTCTTTCGATTCCAGTTCGGAAAGTTTATTGTTTATATTCTGGATTTCATCCTTGAATTTTTCACTTTTCTCAAGGTATTCAGAGTTTGTTATGATTCCATCAAGATTAAGGTCAAGAAGCCTGTCTTTCTTTTTCTCTATCTGAAGAATCATATTTTTAAGCCGGCTTATCTCAGCTCCATCGTTGCTGAAGTCCATGTTCTTTTCGACCAAACTTATATATTTTTCAATAGCTGTTTGGATATCCCCGGATTTGTTGATAAGGTCTGCAAGCATCACCCTTAATTCTTTCTCACGTATCCCAAAAGAGTTACAGCTTTGCGCTCCGTTTTTTATGCGATAGCTGCATACCCATCTTGCATCTTCACGTCCTCTTATGGTGTGCTGTTTCATCCAATATGGTGCTCCGTCGTTCCCACAAAAGATATACCCAGTAAATAAATTGTTTTGTTTGAAAGATGTTCTGTGGGATTTGATCGCATTGCTCCGTGTTTGCATAATAACGTTTGCTTTATCCCATACAGATTCATCTACAATCTGTGGAACATGGTTTCCATCATCTTTGTACATTGTCCATTCGTTCTCTGGCAAAAACTCTTGCTGCTTAGTAAACATATCAATAACTTTCACTTTTCCGCCACAATAATAACCCTTGTATTTCGGATTTTTGATTATTTTTTTGATATTGTCTCGGCTGAGTTTTCCGCCTTTGTAATTCCGATACCCTTTTTTGTACAGGTATTTTTCAATGGTGGATGTAGACCATTCTCCTGTGGAATACTTTTCAAATATTTCTTTTACCATCGGAGCTGTTTTGGGATCAACTGTAAGCTTTCCGTCCTTCTTGATGTACCCGTATATTCGGGATCCAAGGACTACACCATTTTTTATTGACTGCGCATGCCCGAATTTTATTCGATTGGAGAGTTTTCTTGATTCATCTTGGGCAATTCCGGACATTATGGTAAGTCGTAACTCACTATCTTCGTCAATCGTATTGATGTTGTCATTTTGGAACCATACACACACACCATACATCAGTAATTCTCTTGTATATTTTATGCTGTCTAAGGTATTTCTCGCAAACCTGGTAATTTCTTTCGTCACAATCATGTCGATTTTACCAGTCTTAGCATCTGCCATCATGCGTTGAAATTCGTCCCTTTTTTCGGTTCGTATTCCCGATATTCCGTTGTCAATGTACGCACCAACAAATACCCAGTTTTTATTTTGAGCAATGAAGTTTCTGTAATATTCATCCTGGTGATGTATAGAAACCTGTTGGTCTTCTGATTCTGTGCTTACTCTTGCGTAAAACGCCACTTTTAATTTCAGATCGAAAATACTGCAAGTTTTCAGTATTTCTCTAGTGCGATAAACGTTCATGCCCCGTTCTCCCTTCTGTTTGGAAGAGCAGAGATAAGATTATTATAACGTCAATCTCATCTCCGCTCAATAGTTTGGTTTAATTTTCAGAGAGAATTTCAATGTCAATTTTCTCTTTCGTTTCTTTACTGATTAATCCCTGAAGGTATATGTGCTCGTTCAATGCCAGCAATAACGCTTTGTTCATGCTACGCTCCTTTCTTTACCAAAATGGCTCAAAATCCTTTCAAGATACTATAGGTATATATTTCTACGTAAACTTACTTAAAATTGATTCTGGCGTTTTTTAATCAATCAATTACTTTGATTTACAGCAAATCAAATATATCCATCTGTCCTTTGATTTCATCTTCTTTTTCGTCCGTGAAGAATTTGCAGGCAATGTAGTTCGGTTTCCAGTCCACATCTCCATTGTAGTTCAGGCACCTCGGATGCTTTCCAGACCGGTACCGCAGACATTCCTCACATCGGTGATACGGATTTGTTCCGCCGGAATCTTTATACATTGCGCTTATCTTAATCATATGGGTCACCCTCTTCAAACAAACTGTACTTTCTTAAAATTTCCACTTCGTGTTCGCACAACTTTATCTGGCATTCATTGTACAACTGCCGTGCAAGAGCACCGATAGTCGGTTTTCCTTCATTTGCCTGATGCACATATTTGTTACTCTTTTTCACTACGTTCATCAGCTGTTCCGGTTCAAAGTCGTATGCTCTATGCAGTGCCAAAAGCAATGTTACACTGTTCTCAACATTCGCCCAGTCCTGCCCTTCCGTAAACCCTTGTTCGAAACCGGCGTTGTAGCTTTTCTCTCTTTCTTCTTCCCTTGCGTTTTCTACAACTTTGTTCAAAACGCTCACGGTTCTATTGATCCCGTCTTCCTTGCCTTTCTGGTACGCTTTTTCAATCTCTTCATTTCTGGCTGCCAAAACTTTTTCTCTGGACTCGTCAAACATCCGCTGCATTCTTTCAATCTTTGCAGCTGAATAAGGCATAGTTACCGGTTTCCCTGTGAATTTTCTTTTTAACACCGCACTGTTCATTTTTCGCCTCCCATGATACCTGCTATCATTTGCTGCTTCATTGTTTCCGCTATGTGCTCCCGGACAGATTCTTCCGGAAATGGGATCTCAAGCGACCGCTCCAGAATCCGGTTGGTAATACGCTCGTCATAATTTAGTCGAGAAATACAGTAATTACTTGTGAAAATCGTGATTTTTCGGCTTGTATAGCGATTATTGATAATTTCATAAAGCCTATCGTTAATCCAGTCTTTATTCGATGTTGCTCCGAAATCGTCAATGATAAGAATTTCAACTCTCGAAAGATCGTCAATGAGTTTTTTTTCGTCCTCTCCTGAGCCGTCCCATGTAGCTTTGATTTCACTAAGGATTTTCAAGGCTGTTGTAAACTTGACCACTTTCCCATAATTTTCCATTATTTCATTTGCCAAAACACAAGCTGCCAGTGTTTTTCCAGATCCTTTTGATTCTGAATGAAGATACAATCCCATTCCGACTTCCTGCATTTTGAGTAATGCATCATACCAGCCACGGATAGATTTACCTGCCTGTACAAATACCTTTTTACTTTCGCCATTAAGATATACACTTCTCCTTAAGCCTTTCCATCCGCACCCTTTGTACATTTCCGGAATCTCAGCAAACTTCAGACGTTCTTGCAGGATTCTCTTTTTCTTAATTCCACAGTCGCATTCTTTATAGAAGCTGTGTCCATCTTTATCTTGCCACAAAATATATCCTTCATCCTTGCACTTTGAGCACTTATACGAATGGAGTGTCTGAGTCATTGCTTCCGTCCCATTGGTCAAAAGGGATGAGCGGGGTTGCCTGCCTTGCGGTTGCATTATTGGATTTTCCATGCCTTTCCTCCTTGCCACTGTTATCGTAAAAACCGTCTAAGATTTTAGGAAAATATGTTGGAGTGATAAACCAGTCAAACTTGGCAATGAAGTCTGTTTTCTTTCCAAGTAGAAAATCGCTTTCACGGATTTTACTGATCGCCTTAATCACATCATCAATTCCATATTCCCGGATTCTTGTCTGTAACATCTTATATCGTTTTGAAGATGATTTCATTCTGGTAACAGGAGCAATTCCAACGTCCTGTAATTTGTTCCATTCCTCAATAACACGTCGGACATCTGTCTGACGAATAGTATCTTTAGATACTATTAAATTATTATCTTTCTCTTTATCTTTATCTAATTCTTCTTTCTTATTCTTTATCTTATTCTGTTGCGTGACGTCACGTGAACTGTCACGTGACATATCTTGTTCAATTGCAAGTTTCTGCCGTTCTCTCTGTTTCTGCTTCCTGATTCGATTCTGTTCCCTGATTTTGTCCATACCTTCGATATTCTGATGCTCTTCCCATCCTGGAATTGCAAGCATATTTCCATCTCTAGTAATCATTCCAAAATTTTCCAAAGCAGTCAATGCAAGTTGTATTACACTTTCATCAAAGCCAAGTTCATCTGCCAGCAGTTTTTCATTATATGGAATGTTTTCTGTCAGAAAGATAAGCCCATTAGCATTGCATCTTCCAGCCATTGTCAGAAGCATAACCCAAATAAGAACTATGTTGTTTCCTTCTGGAAGTTTTCTGATATGACCGATTTTAACATTATTAAACATCTCTGTTTCAATTTTGATCCAGCTTACTTTAGCCATTAATATAATTTCCACCTCCATGCACCATCTTATTCTAAAATTCCTTTCTTCAATTCCTGGTTTTTCAAAAGTGTTTATTTTAATTCAACTTCAATTCCATTGATTTTCAGTTCTCCATTTACCGGAATTACAAGAGATGGAACGCCGTTTATTTCTTTCAATTCAATCAGAACAATTTTATCTGGCTGGATGCAGATTGTTGCATCTGGTGTTACAATTTTTGTAGTTTTTGAATTATGAATATTGTCAAGAGCAACAGGCTCATTGCTGAAATACATTTCCCAGTTTTCTTTGAAATCCGACAACTTCTCGTCTGGAACTCCGCAGTATCCAAAAATCTGTTCCATTTCATCACATGACACGGTTACCATCTCCGGACTATCTTTCTTCTGTTCTCTTACTTCCTGCAAAGATTCAACCAGACTTTCCGCAAAATTGAATGTTGTATTTTCTTCGAAATTGTCCATGATAAAATCTGAAAAGACATTGATCTCGTTGCCGGGTATACGGGGAATTGGTGCGCCAAGAACGTTTTCAATGAAGTCGGGATGAATATTCTTTATGTTTTTGCTGAAATACAAGGTTTCATGAATATCAGTGCTTCTGTCATTGAATACAGGGAATAAGAATCCTGTTTCCGGTCTTGAGACTACCCAATCACGAATTCTGTCTTTGATGTTATTTTCAGCCACATCATAGCTAAGCCCAGCCTTTGAAAGATTTACTGGACAAATGCTGCACAGAATGTGTTCATAAATTTCTTCTGATGCATCGTGCATTTCGGTTCCATCAGAAGCTTTTCCTGGAACGTCATATACTGCATGGATGAGAACTATGTAGTAATTTTCGTGATAATCGTAATTTTCAATCACTTTGTCGTAGAACTCGTCCAAAAGCTCATCATTTTTAAGCTTACTTGCTCTGATCCGCATAAGAAATTCCTGTGTTCCACCCTCTTTTTCCTGTGATAATGGAAAATCAAGGTTCATAAGGTTTTTTCCAAGTCTGCCAGACATGGTTTTCTTGAAAATGTCAAAATACTTAAACATTTCTTCCTCTGGAAGAGACAGGAATGCTTCTTTAATTTTGGTTTTCTTGTTCTTTTCTGCGTCCACATAACAACCACAAATGCGTGTGATTGTGCAATTGGCTGGAGTAAACTGTTTCTTAATTTCTGCGATTTCTTTCTTATTCATTCTTTTCCATCCTTTCTGGTTTCATGTTAATCCTCCACTCCAAACATTTTATCCAAAATATGCTGACAACCTTTTACCGCCTTTTCGAGGTTTTCATACCATGGTCTCAGTGTGCATCTTTCTTTGTACCCGTCACATTTAGTTCCGAATAGGATAGCGTTTCTACATATGCCGTCTTGACTAGCACAACATTTATTCATTTCTTCATCTCCTCCAACTTCTTCTCGGCTTCTTCACGGGTGAGGAATAACGTTTTACCGATTTCATTCATGTTCACATCTGCCAAATTTGTGCACCAATCCGTAGGGTCTAAATCCTGTTCTGGATCTGGATTTCTATAAGGAAAAATCTTTTCATCTGTCGCAAGTGTAATATAAGATGTACCGCTCAATGGGTCGATTCCCAATCCACAATGCACACATTTAACAATTTCACAATCAGCAATAAGATAAACATAATTTCCAGACTGTGTGTATGCCTCCTTGCACGGCAATCTCACAAGCAAGCCCTGTTCTTCCAACTACTCATATTCCGCCAGCTTTTTGCAAGCATCAAGCATAAGACTGCAATTATCGTCTAAGCATTCTCCCATTCCGCAGCATGGCTCTTCAAAACATTTAGGATAATACGCATTGCCTGTTTTGGATATCTTTGTTAATCTCTCCATCTACTTCACCTCTTCCATCTGGCTTTCTACAGTATTTGCAAGTAGCTTCAAGGACTTAATAAATGATTCCGTCAATGCTGTTCTGTCTGGGTTTTTAGCAAATGCTCTGACAAGGTTTACTGCATCCTTGATTTTTTCTTCATCTTCGATGATTTCGGATGCTTCATACAATGTCCTTTCATCACCACTGTAAGCAGCGATCTTACTGTCGTAAAATTTCAATATGTTTGGAAATGGAATTTTGATAGGGTTTAAATGGTTTCCTCTCGTCCATGTGAATCCCTGAAGCTTTGCCATTTTCAGAACACTCAAATATTCTTCCTGTGTCTTTACGAACACGCTTTTTCCAGTTAAATTAATCATCAGAATTTCCTCCTGTAATCTCATCAATACACTGATTCCAACCCTCCACAAATCCTGCATCAAATGTATTAGCCGGATAATCTCCATTGTCTTTCTCTGGCAAGTCCATAAGCGGACACCAATCAGGTCTTGATTCACTTTCGTAATCATAATGCTCTTCTGTTATAAGCCTCATGTCACTGTCTAAGCATTCAGCCAGTTCACAACATCCCTCATATTCAAGATTTCCACAATATTCAGTTCCAAATGGGCAGTCATAACAGTTTTTGGGCGTATCAACCACTAATACTGATTTACTCATTTTCGCTTACCTCTTTTCTGCAAGAACGCTCCGTACTGTGAAGGACTAATAATAGTATCTTTTTCTCTTGTAGCCCGACAGTATCCAAGCCTTCCGTTCTTTTTGTTTTCTTCTTTTGTAAACATGGTTGAAATGTCCTTGCCTTTACTCATCTGATTCCTCCTGTAATAATTCGGTATTATCGAAAATATTACCAACTACTTCCATTTCGCATCTGTCGATATAATATTCTGTCAGTGGCATTGACCAGCAGAATGGTTCACATCTGCTGATTGTATCTGTCGGAATAACCTCATAATGCCATCCAGAAACGTTGTCTACTATGGATCCGGTCCCAACATCTCTTACACCAAATTCTCCAAATACCGCTTTTACAAGGTCTTCTGGGGTTCCATGACACATCAAAATGTCATTTTCCCAAATTTTCTTCCCGTTCTTGTCGCAAAGTCCTGTGAACTGGCAGAGTGTTTCTGGATCAATTTCGAACCATCTAAGTGCAATAACACAATAATGTTCTACTATATCCATACAAATAAAAGATTTACCATCAGATGTCACATAACATCCCTCAACCCATTCACCATTATCAATCCGCTTTGCCTTGAAAAGAATTTCTCTCATACGTTCTGCACCTCCTGCTCAGAAAGTGGTTCGAATCTTTTCTTCTGCTTTACATTTGGATATTTCTCTCTGTCCACGTCACTCGTAAACATGCTTAACGGTCTGCACCATGTCACAAATGGGTCTGCAAAACACTTGTAAATCACCATAATCTCATCCGATTCTGTATGAACAGCAATATCATTTACGATGTAGATTCTTCCTTTAAAGTGCTTGTATCTTCTTCCTATCATGTTTTCTCTTAACTTTTCTAATGTTTCGGCTGATACGTTACTCATTCAACTCCACCCTCCTTCACGATTCCTATTGCTCTGTTCAGTCCAGCATTATATCCTTGATGTACGTCAGATAAGATACATTCTGATTCAATGAATTTATCTCTTTTCAATTCACTGATGACCTTGTCCACATCAAAAACTGTCAGCTGATTATTGACGCAATCAATAAACTCTTTCTGGTCAGAACTAATACTTGTTCCAATCTCCCAAATTTTGATGTATTTGATTAATTCGTCTGCATCAATCAGTCTGCTCATTCAATCACAACCCTCTTTCTCATCAAAAACCAAGTTAACTCTGAACACATCCGTCCCTATTGCCGAAAGACGGCTTATTTTTAAGTTATAAAACGGTTTCAGCAGCTTCGAATCGGCATTGAATGTATCGTAATCTTCCCAGCTTCTACTCGGATAGCACATCTGGACTTTCTTGCCGTTCTCAATATCTGCACCAATTGCCTCTAATAATTCAATTAATTTCATTTATTTATCCTCCCAAAATTTGCTAAACGGACATTCTGGACACCTATAAACCAGTTCTCCGTCTTCGTCTATGTAGTAGTCATCTCCATACCCACCACATTCATAACAGTAGTCAGGATCGTAATTAGAATTTTCATTCATTTTTCATCCTCCCACACTCCCAATAACCGCATTCTCTCATACAGTACAGCGACGGTCTTGCGCCTGTATCCATAAAAGTCTTTCGGATTCATCGGGATATATCTTTCTTTGCTAATTTTTCTGTAGCTTTTCCGGTGTAAGATGTTTTCGATAACCATATCCGCTATCACCGTGTTCTTCGGGCAAGCTGACAAGGCAGCACCGGAAAGCAGGTATCCGTACTCTGCCGGGAAGTCTTTCAGCATCGTATTCAGTTTTTTAATATCCTCTGCCGGAATACCATAGTCGTTCAGCTTTTTATTCCTTGTCAGCATACCGTTGCTCCTTTCTATCCTGTATAGTCTTGAAATCGTTCACATGCCATAAACGCGAATCTGGAATTTACCCATCTCTGCATTCGTTTCAACGGATCATGTTTGCTTAATTTATATTTGTCATATATCATCACGTATGGCGAATATCCCAAGTTTCTTAGTGTGTATATTCTGTCAAGATCTTGCTCAAATGTCGTATCAAATCCGCAAAGAACATATACAGTCATTTTTCGCCTGTCCCATCCAGTCTGCTGTTTGAATATCTCAAACTTTGGAACGATCTTATCCTTGTCCTCATACCGGTCCCACGCAAAATGAATCTGTTTGATCTTCATTTCCTTGAGATATTTGATTTTCTCTGCTGTCATGATTCTGATATCACATCCTTGTGAGAAGTCCACCCATGCTCTGCTATCAATAAGCTCTTGGCTCAAATTCCTCCAATCTTGGCAAGCGAACATATTCGGATCCAGTAACACTATATTCTTTTGTCCTGACCAGAATTCCGATAAATTAGCTACCTTTCGGCTACATCGTCCCTCTTTGTGTCCAACTATACAAAAATCGCACCCTCTAGGGCATCCTCTTGTAAGAAAACCATAAGCGGTATCTTTGCATAATTCCGGATAAAGACTATAATCAGGATAAATGTGTTCAATTTCATCCGGTAATGACTCCCCACCAGACGGATACTCATATCCCGTGCCACCTTTTATGATTTTGTTTGCACATACAGGATGCGGATAATCCGGTGTAAACGTAAATACCTTACTCATATACACCTTGTCTGGTGGATTTATCCATGCTGTTAATGGGTCGTACCATTCTACGGAGTCACCTTTTCCCTTATGCCATGCCGATATTTTCATCAATGGCAGATTCGGAAAATTATGACCATCAACATCTATAAGTTGTATTTTCATAGTTTCCTTTCTAATTGTCTGGGTGGTGCTTGTCGTACATGATCGCTACACATATAAGCCCGGTCACGCCGAATATGGCTCCAAGGGTGAATTCTAATAAGAATGTAATCATACCTCCACCTCGCTATCCTCTGGTATCTGATAATCAACATGTCCATTTACATAGGCTTCCTGAATCATATCCAGTACTTTCATGGATTTTGCTTTGGTAGAATATTCAGCGATAATGCAGCAAGCGCCTTGACTTCCGACATATATTGTTGTCGCTCCATTAATGTCTTGAATTGCAATACTGAAAGCATTATCAATATTTACTATTATTGTTTTATCCTGACTTCTGATTAACATTTTGCGTCCTCCTTACCCGCATACATTTTTAACTGCTTCATCTTTTTAATAAACAGTTTCATTTCATATCCTGTAAGACCAACACAAGTATTTCCAATTCCTTTTGAATCTGCTAAATCTGGATCATATGATTGTAAAATATGTCTACCAGATTTTTTGTGTCCAATGAAAACTTTTTGTGTAAAATTATATTCCTTATCTTTTCTCTCATAGATACATCCATACTTATCCTCTTCTACTTTTGTGAATCCAATTTCTGCTAATTTCTCATCTACTGTTTTAAATAATTTCATTTTGTGTCCTCCTTATTCTTAAATCCCATCTTCAAATCATAAACGAACTGGCAAAGTTTCTCTGCTACCTCATCCGCATTCTCTACATTCGCAAGCTGTCTAACGTACTGCTTGCCGCACACAACACAAGTCAACTTTCTGATTGTTTCCCAGACCTGCCATGAAATAATGGTGGAATCAAAAGCTTCTGCCATAAGAGAATATCTTCCATTTCCATTCTCATCCCTGAACCACTTTTCTCTTGGCGCCTTTAATGTGGTTGCAGTGTCTTCTCTGGTAAGGCAACCTTTGTATTTCTCGTCCACACGTTTTTCAAGTTCGTCCAGAAGTTCTTTCTTTTCCTGCTCTGTCATTACGTCCTCACTTTCCCCATGTAAGCAACTGGCACGCTATCAATTCAGATTTGCGCTCATTTTTCTTGCTATGGCTTCTATGACTGTTACTGTTACTCCATTTCCTGCTTGTCTATATAGCTGGTTATCTGAGTTGACAAGTTTAGCATTCTCGAAATCATCATCTGACCATCCTTGAAGGCGAAAGCACTCTTTCGGAGTCAGGCGACGTATTCTTCCGTCGATCTGTACGCCATGCCGATCCTGACTTGTCAGTGTGAACATTGGTTCGTTCGCTTCTTTCATCCTTCTCCCGTTTTGTCGCTTTTTTATGCGTTCTGGTATAAGTACCGACCGTGCTGCTGAAATACCCATTTGTGGTTTTATTAGGTACAAGCCTGTTTTTGCTCCCATTCCGCCTCCGCCACTGGATAATGTGATCGATACGCCATCTGTCGCATATACTCTATTTCCCTGGCTACCGCCTACAAGTTGTTTAATATTTCCCGTTCCTTTTCTTGTGATAGGTAATATTTTTCGTCCACATCGACCTCTAAGAATTCCGATAATAAATACTCGCTCTCTATTTTGTGGCACTCCGAAATCTTTTGAGTTGAGCATTTGCCATTCTGCATCGTACCCCCCTGCGTCCATTTCAATGAGCAATCTGGCGAAATCCCATCCGCCATTAACACTAAGCAGATTTTTAACGTTCTCAATGAAAAGGTAAGTGGGTTTATCTTCTTCTTTGAGCTGTCCGATAAGGTACATAACTCTGAAAAACAGGCTTGAACGGTTTCCTTGAAATCCGGCTTGCTTTCCTGCGACTGAGATGTCTTGGCAAGGGAATCCGAAGCACCAGCAGTCGGCTTTCGGAATGTCTCCGGCATACACTCTTCGAATGTCATTTGCATACCATTCTCCATTTCTGTATTCCTCCTTTAATATTTCTTTCTGTCTCTGCTTGATAGGAATATCTTCTAATGCTTTTCGCTGATCGTCTGTCAGCAAATGCATTGAGATATAACTCGCAGTAGCAAATTTATCGAATTCACAAAAGCCGACACATTCATGCCCTGCCAATTCCATTCCTCTTCGGAATCCCCCAATGCCTGCGAAAAAATCTATGAATTTCATTTTAAACTCCCATCTTCTTGACCAGATTCTTACTCAATTCCATCCAACATCATTTTTAATTTTCCGTAACACGGGCAAATCCTTGTGTTATCGAAAACGTCCCGTAGCAACACACAATGCGGATAAATCTCTTCAACTTCATAAATATGCTCTGTCTTTTCTTCTCCACGATCTGTATAGTTGATACGTCTTCCTTTATGAATTTCGTATTTTTCTTCCAGATACATTCTAAGCTCATGAATTGTTATAGCTTTTCTCATTTGAACATCTGTCCTCATTTTTTCTCCTAAAATCCGATTTTATCTTCGCCATCGAGGATTTCTTCATCCTCATCGCCAAAGTCGAAATCTGGCGTTTCTTCCACATCAGTTACTTTCCATTTCGACATGTTCTTTCCTCGTTTAATCAGTTCTGCTCTCTGCTCTTCTGTCAACTTTCTCGGAGCTCGTAAATTTGGTACGTATTTCCTCGGAACATGAGCGAAAATCGAGCCATCTTTGTTGATTGCGATAATTTTCACATCTTCCGGGTTTTCTTCTTTCAGTTTAAGCGTTCGATTCTTTAATGTGCTTCCGTTGTATGCTGATACTTCTGCATAATCACTTCCACGTATCCATGCGATACTGCATTCATTGCAATTCTCTGCCATTATTTTTCCTCCACTTTTAATATTTTTCTCAACTTCGATGTGAGTAAATCAAACTGTGCAAGCATGTCCTTGTCCTTATGCTTTCTAACAGTGATATCGTCTTCCGAATCATCCAAGTAATATTCACCATTTATAGGTTCTCTGTAGTCTATTTTTGATTTGAAGCCCCACCCGGAAAGATTGAACCTCTCAGTTGCTTCTTTCCGAGTAAGGGTATCCACGAACGTCCCATCTAAGGTGTACAGATCGTAAAGCTTCATCCTTCGCTCTTTCTTACCAATCGGTATTTTCTATGAGAATTGCTCCCCGAAAATTCGATTAATCCATCATCCGCAAACTGGCGTAAATGCCGCTGCACTGCGCTGGTGCTCAAGTCCAATTCTTCAGCTATCGTTTTAACCTGCGGCATCTCACCTTTGTGCTTTTCGTATTTTACGATGAAATAATAAATATCTTTACGATTCTGTTTGTATTCCATGTGCTTTCTGCTCTTTATTTCACGTATGGTCATTTCTCGTAGTTCCTTTCATCCAGCATTTCTTTGAATTTCTCAAAAGCTTTGATTGAAGTTTTATTGTTCTGCTTTTCGGGTTTCAAAGATATCTGAAGGTGAGTGTCGATGATATGTGATAAGTCACGGGCCAGAGATTTCTTTCCTTGCTGAATGCCATCCCGATATCCTTTCGCCGGTCGGTAATCAGCAATCTTTTCTTTTCCTTCATCCTGTCCACCGCCAGTCTTGTTTTTCACGATCCATCCGGCATCAATGGCTTTTTGGATGTATTCTCGTTCTTTTTCGTCAAGCTGTGATACCGGACAGTGAAAGAAATCAATCTTGTATCCACTCTTATTCTCTTCCGAATACAGCCCATGTGCTTTCATGGAACGATCAATATGCTGCTCGTATCCTGACATGTGTTGTGCCAGCCTGGTGAGTAAACCTTGTCGTGTCTGACCTATATACCCACTGGTTTCGGTTCGCCAGAGTATATATATTCCCGTTCCTTCATCCAGCTTCGGATTTACTTTCAGAAGTTTCTTCTTATTGCTAGCTTCAATGGCTTTCGCCTGTCTGAATTTCTTGTAATCCAACTGAAATTCCTTTCAATTACGAAAACGGTAAATCTGGATCGTAAGCCGGTTCAACAAATGTGTCACTTGCCGGTGCTGACGGTGGAACTGCGCCGATGTTTTCAGGCTGGTTGCTTCTACCCTTACTTTCCACAAACTCATGTGTTTCTACCAGACAGTCATTTGTGTAAATCTTCTTTCCATCAGTGTCCGTATAGTTTCCGGTCTGCCAGCTGCCGATGACTGCAATTTTCATTCCCTTATGCAGGTATTTTTCGGCAAACTCTCCATTTTTACCAAGTGCAACGCAATTTATGAAATCTGCTTTCCGCTCGTTGTCTTTACGATACTGTCTTTCTACTGCAAGGGTGTATCTGGCAATGGTTATGTTATTGGTTCCGGTACGTATGTCCGGGTCTTTCACTAATCGACCGATCAAAATTACTTTGTTCATGCTATTTCTCCTTATAAGCTTTAGGCATCGGCATCCACGCCGAAACCGTATATTTTATCTCTCTTCCGACTCCAACATCCGCCCATTCGCCGTTTCCAATGTATCTCAGAGATGTTGGCCATTCAGCACCCTTGATTGTTACCGTGTACTGCGGAAGTTCCTCGATATCAACATCTTCGTCTGGCTCCGGCGGCAACATTAATTCTGTCGGAATCCATTCAATCACCGGATTATAGGATGCGAAACATTCCTTTGCCTTTTCCAGTGCATCATTCCATCCTCTGTCGTACAGACTGGATGTTGGAGAGATTTCCTTTTTGATTTTGTCCAGAGCATTAATTAAAATCTGCATTCTGTTATTCCTCCTCGTAATCATTACAGTACAGCGATCCGTAATCCCAAGCTAATGTGCAACAATAGCGGAATCTGCATTTGCTACAATCTGTCATTTCCATATTCCCTTCTCCTTTCAAAACGGAAACAAATTCAAATCAACTTCCAAACCGGCTTTTCCAATCTGAACCAGAACATCATCCCCGACAACTTCTTTGACTTCTTTAAGCATTTTCCCGGCATCTGAAGCATCACCGCTCAAATGTACCAGTGTTACCGTTTTAAGCGATTCTGTGAGATTTTCCCTAATGAATTGCTTACAAGTTGACAAAGAACAATGCCCGGTGATCTGATGCTCCCACTTTGGATTGTTTCGGTCTATCAGTTCCTCGCAGTAATTGCAGCCGATAACCAGGTGATCGAGTTCCATTGATTTGAATTTGTATCGGCAATGCTCAAAGTCTGTCAGGTAAAGAAGCTTTCCCATTTCTTCATGTTCCACTAGATACCCGAAGTTCGGGCACGGTTCTTTGTTTGCAGATGTATGCGGTAGGCTGAACGAAACTGCACTGAAAGAACCAATTTTAAAATACTTCTTTTCAGTGACAGCTTTTATAGTTCCGTCCGTTATGCCTAAGTTTTTGATTGTTTCTTGCCCGGTATAGACCGTGATTCCGGCGTTCATGATTTCATGAATAGCTTCGGTGTGATCGCCATGGGTTAACCATGCTCATGGGTAAGTAAGCATCCTGAAACGCCTGATATTTTGTATGAAATTCCTTTCAAAATCTTTGAATATCTACATCCACAATCCAAAAGCAAGATTTCTCCCGATTCAGATTTCAGTGCATAACAGTTTCCTGAATGGCTACCTGTATTTATTACTCGCATGAACACTTCAAATCACCTCACTTTCAAACTTCCATACAAAACCTCCGGCTGTTTTTCTTACTTTTCCCGGTTTATATTCGTTTTTATTGGCGACTTGGAGTATATTTCTGGAGCATATACCAGTAATGATTGACGCCGCTGTTGCGTTCGGAAAAGAGGCTAAATAGTTGCCGTCCGTGTCATACATATATATTGTTTTCGGACGTTCGTACTGGTTGTAACGGATTATTCCCGTTTTTACCTGCGGGAACATTTTGGCAGTCTCTTTTCTATGTTCTGACGGATGCACTATTTTTAAGTTAGTGACCAAGTTGTTCTGCTTATTACCATCTATATGATGCACGTGGTATCCTTTTGGGATTTCTCCTATGAAGTGCTTAGCAACTAATGTATGTATTCTAGCTGTATGGCATTTGTTTCTTTCATCATAAAGATTTACTGTAAAATACCATCCGTTTTTATTTTTATTTGACATTATGTGCCCGTTCAAATCTCTCCTAAAGCTTTTCAGCCTTCCCATATTTGAAATTTGATATAACCCTTCAAATCCATCAATCCATTTCCACTCTTCTTCTATAGCTCATCGCCTCCATAGTTGTGTCCAAAACATAGTTTCCTTTCGTACTTCCTGTTGAAATTACTCGCATGAACAAATGGCACCACCTCGCTTTCTACATTGTTTTTGTATTAATATTTGTAGTCCAGATTGCTAATAAATTGCTTTATCTTGTTATCTTCTATTACCACAAATTCTGCACAAAAATCTTTGTTTTCACTTAACTTAGAATGTTCCCATTTCCCGGTATTCTCATCAAAACAAGAGAACCAATTAGATACACTATCGTCAACCGATGTGTTCTTAAATACAAAGTATGGTGTTTCTTCTACTTCAAGCGTTTTGATATGATGCGCAATATCGCAAAACCTTTCCAGAATATGTTTAATTTTTAGAACCGGAATGTGGTTTTCACTGTCATAATCGGTACAGTAGTTTTCATTCTGTTTGAGAAAGGCATAAATACACTCTTCGATAAAATCTTTGTCTTTTGTGAAGAATATCTGCTGATTAGAAAGTTCCCACAAAACACGATCTGGTGTATTTTGACAAGTATTTATAATTTCATTGAGTCTGCCTAAGAGTTCTCGATCATGAATCACGTTTCTTTTATATCCATGTCTTACAAGTTCTCCATAAGGAATATATTTCTCAGCCAAAACATCCCATATAATAGGGGAGAAAAGCCAAGAATTTCTAAAAATTTCCTTTTCTTCTCCGTGATAATCTGGAGTGATACCTACTAAACTGCTATAACTCATAATACCCTCTTTTCTGTATTAAAATTTTTATACTTCATCATCCTCTGGAAATCTGAACACAATGTTTGCCGGTTCAAATTTCATTTCATTCTCCTTTCAATTTCCAAATCCATACTGTGGCATAATTTAATACAGTTTCCATGAAGCATATGATTCCTACATGCTCCATATTTTTCGTTGAATTTTTTCATTGGCATCTTTTCTTCATTTACTGCACGAACCCATCTACGAATCTTTTTCTGAGTATTTCTTTTTCTGTCACCACGTAATTTTCTGATATATTTCCCCTCATCAGTCACGTAATGGTGGAATCCAAGATAACACAGTCCCATTCGGAACGGTACAATTTGCGATTTTGGGTTCAATTCCAGCCCGAGACTTTTAACCATTATTCGAATTGCTTCAAGAATTTCTCTCGCGATGTCTTTTGTTTTGCACAACACATAAAAATCATCGTTATATCGTCCATAATATGGATTTCCAAACTCAATCGTTATCATCTGATCTAGCGAATGAAGTAGTAGCAATGCATATTTCAGGTTGACCTGGTTCCCTAATGGTAGTCCTGGATTTCCTGTGCTATCAATAAATAAATGATTCAGCCAGATTGCAAAATCATCATCAAAATAGTAGTCAAGTACGTCTTTCATTATTTCATGATCTATGCTGTAAAAATATTTATGAATATCACATTTTACAATCCATCCATTAATTCCATTTCTTTTGTAGAAATCAAGCATTTGTTCCTTTAATCCGTCCATCGCCATATGCTGTCCTTTTCCCTGCTGTCCAGCGGTATTCCATTTAATCAGAATTTTTTCAAGCTTCGGAGTCAGAACATAATCGGAAAAGCATCTCTGCACTACTTTATCCTTGAATGCACATGATTCTATTGTACGTTCTTTTGGCTCGTGGATTTGAAACTTATTATATGGATTTATGGTATACGTTTGGCTTTCCAACTGTTCTTTTAGAAGGTGAATGCCTTCAAGAGATAAATTAGAAAACCTTGCAGTTCCTGAGTTAAATTTTTTACCGCTTTTAACCTTCTTGTAAGAACGATATAAATTCTCAAAATTTGCAACAATTTCTTTATCCATTGTTTTTGTTCCTTTATATTTATCCATTCCGGAAAGGTTATGCATTTACTTGTATCTTTACTGATTTCAGCTTTGCGCTTACTCTGTCTGCCTGTGATACAGGTTGGGCGAACACCGTTGCTGTTGTTGTAGTTATTGCTGTTGATATTGCCGGAAGGCGAAACAACGGTTTTGCAACGCATAACCTATATTCTTATCTATTTTTGTCTTTTGTTCTCCAAGCGATTGTCATGTGTTTCACATCCATGACCATTTTTGACCACGCTTCCATACTCCCTGAATTTATGATGTTCAGTTCATAAGAAAGCTCTATAAAATACATAAGTTCATCACAATGTGTAATTGCTTTTGTCTGAAGCTCCAATCTTTCTCTTTTATAATCTTTTATGTCTGTTCGGTTAGCTTCAAAAAGCATTTCATATATTTCCAGAGCTTTATTTTGTATTTTATCCACAAGAGAAAATCTAAATTTCTTTGGATATCTCCGCGCATTGCTGGTCATGATTAATGTATGTTTAGCTAACTGCTTTGCTTTTGTAATAACTCTTAAATCTTCATTTGCCATCATTCACCATTCTCTGATTCAAAGATAGAAGAAGAGAAGATACAAACTGGGCGAACACCGAAGCAGTTGACGCAGTAAACGCTGCAGATAATGCCGGAAGGCGAAACAACGGTAAGTGTTGATTTATAATCATTTACTGGTGTGCTCCACGGTGTAATTAACCACCACCATTTCTGCATATTCGGCAGTAATTTTCGATATTTACGGTATTCATCTACGGTCAAAAGCGAAATTTTATCTTTGCAATGTCCATATTCCGTCTGACCATCCAGTGAAAGTAAATCACGGTCAAATTCAACAACTGCATCTTCTCCCAGTTCTTCTGTGATTTTCTTACGAAAAGTAGTATTTAATTCATGCCTGAGATTGCTTTCAATCCAGTTATTTGAATCTGAGCCAAATTTTCTGGACTCTCCATTAAATCCGTTGAGAATGGCAAAATACCATTCTTCTGTCTTGTCCAGAATAAGCCATTTCATTCCGGCAATTTCCAGAATCTTTCCAATTTCCGGCTTTTCGATATGCTGCTTTTTATATTCGGCAAATTCTTTATTGATCCGGTTTAATTCATTTTCAAAATATTTCAGATTTTTCTTCATTTTCATTCCTCCACTTTGGATACAAAGAGATTAGATTTTAAGATACAAACTGGGCGAACACCGATGCCGTTGCAGCAGCCATAGCTGCTGAAACAGCCGGAAGGCGACACAACGGCTAGCGCATATTCCCATCCTCTTCCCTCTGTGCTCCATGCGGAACAAGTCCAATAGCAATCATCCAACTCCTCATTCGGTGTCAGTTCTGTATATTTGCGTGCTTCATCAAATGTCAGCGGTCGAACTTTGCATTTCACTTCTCCGATCTTCTGACCATCCACAGTAATCAGATCCGCCACATCAGTTTCGATGTTTTCTTCTCCGAATTCTTCCTCAAAGTCTTTCAGAATCTCTGTATCGCAAAGTTTTCTTAATGATGATTTTTCATAGTTGTTTGTGTTATCATCAAATTCCACATTTTCTTTCACAAATCCGAGAGAAATGATTTTGGTATGTTTTGTATACTGTTCCAGAACTTTGTATTTACGCTTTCCGGTGGTCTGGAAAATATCTCCGGGCTTCAACTCAGATAATTTCACTTTTCCTGATTCTTCCTGTTTTTCCAGAAGTTCAACCAGTTCCTTTGCTTTCTTTAAAATTTCATTATTATTCATATCACATTTCCTCCTGTTTCATAAAATCTGGAATCTCTGGTTCTTTGCTTCCTGCTGCCGGAACTGGTTCTTTCTCTGCTGTCTGGACAACTTCTGCGACTGTCGGCTGTTTCGGCTGTTCCTCGATTGACATTGGCTCTGGGATGAACTCTTCTGTGTTGGCATTCTGCTCGATATCTTCCTGTACTTCTTTGTACGTAGCATCCATCATGTTATATTCATAAGCCTGTACCGGATTATCCCATTTCTTTGGAATGGATTTCATAATATTGTTACGCATTTTACGAATAATCATGGATTCTCTGGACTGCGTTTCGTAGTAAGATGGGGAAATATACGGTCTTAATTCCTCACAATCAATAACCGCTTCCAGTTCTCCAATCTCGGAAACTTTTTTCATGATTTCTTTCTTTTTCGCTTCAATCTGAGCTTTCTGTGCATCTGTAGCTTTGTATCGGTCCGCACAAATACCAAAAGTTTCGTTCTGGAGATTATTCTTGATATGTGCTGCAAGGTTCTTCAGTACATCTGCTCTTTCACATGAAAGGTATTCAACGTGTCCATCCTTGTACTGAATCGGGTATACTACACGAACAACTTTGCCCACACCGGATTCTTCCCATTCTGGCGGTGTAACTTCCACGCCCTTATGTCTTGGTGGGGTATACTTGTCGCCCTCTCTGACTTTCCAATACGGAAATACTTTAGCTACGTTGACACCATATCTGCTTACAAGAGCATCGTTTCCATCGCCCTCAATCGCAAATTCAACTTTCTTTTCCCACTGAGGTTTCTGTCCTTTTGCTGCTACATTTACGTTTCTGATCTGGAAATAGCATTCTCTTGGCTGTGCGTTTGCGTTCAGCTTTAATGCTGCTACCTTGCTCAGAATGAATTTAAGATTAGAACCGTTGATTGCGTCAAAATTGACACCGCTCTCATGCACCATCTGGAAAATAGATCCCATTGCCGCTACTACGCAATCTTTTGAGTAAGAATCAAATTCCATTCCTCTTGAAGTTAAATCCCTTTCCATTAAATCAACATAACGATTTGTGTAATAAGAAAGCTGTGTGTTAAAATTTGCTACCTGTGTGTTTTCTGCCATTTTAATTCTCCTTTTCTTTTTCCTTAGGTGCATTCAAAATGAGATAATATGTAATGTTCTGTAGTTTCCTATAATGATATTTGCTATCCTATTTTCGATGTATCATATTATCCCATCGTGGATACACCTAAGGTTTATTTTTTTCTCAGGCACATACATAGTGAATTGAAATTCTGCTTTATGCTGTAATGTTTTAACCTGTTGTGCTATATTCTTTCGTCTGGTTTACTTAATTGGTGAAATCTCAATCCACCGTGAATGTACCTGAGAGTTATGCTCAGTGGCATATGAAACAGGATGAAATATTGTGTCCTGTGCTATTATTTGCTTTATTGGAATTTTATATCCTGTTGTGATTTCTGGGTATTCACCCAGATTCATATACCACCGAACTGTTTTTTTTGTTCAAATATTAAATGATAGTTACATTTTCCGGATTAATATGATATCTTCCGTTTCCATTGGCTCTCTGTGTTCCGATACCGATATATTTTCCACTGGTTTCAATCAGCTGTAAGACTGTTTCATGCGGGAACACGATATCAGGGCAAGATACTTCAATAGTGGTTCTCCAATTATGAAACACATTGCTGCTGCAAAGAACCGGGCTTGCACTGATTCCAGATGTAGGTACAATGTTGTTTACCACTTCAACGCTCTCAAAGTCTACTGGACAAATTGATCCTGTCATTGAAAGAGAACGTTTGATATCTGTTCCTTTCTTACCTGTGGAATCTTTGAAGAAAGTAATAAATGTTTCCGTAAACGCTTTCTTAAATGCCTGAGTCAGAATACAAGGACGATTGTCCTTCATATATGATTCCCATTCTTCCTGTGTATAAAGAGAAATATCTTCATCGTGGAAAGTAATCGGTTTCTCCCAGTGAATGCCTGTGATAAGTCCCTCCCAGATGTTTTTACCCTGATTGTAGATTTCCGGCATTTTTGTGCCTTTATCATGTGCCTGTTTCCAGCATTCAGCCTGCTCGTAATATCTGCTTCTCTTGTGAAGAATCAGGTCTGTATCACCGATAAGCTCCAGTCTTAATGTTGTTTCCTTTAAAGGTTCGATTGTAAATACTTTTGATTTTGCCATAATGTTTTTCCTCCGAAATTTTATGATTTGATTTATAGTTTCTGTTTGCGCAAACACTCAAACGGACTAATCTGCAATAAATATTTTCGTATTATGTCCTATACTGTCATGTTCTATCGTGTAATATTCCATTGTGTCCTGCGAAACTAATCCGCTTGAATCTTTACGCAAATTCTAGATGCACTTAGCTGACAATAGAAATCGTATCTTGTGTTGTGTTATTGTTTACTGTATTATTCTGTTCTCACATATAAGGTTTTGCGGTTTCCTGTTATGACAGTTTCTACTGCCAGTTAAATACATCTGTGTTGAATGCTCGGTAGGTAAAATGAATTGTCCTATGCTGTTCTTTAATGTTATATTCTGCGATATATTTTTCTTAGCTATGGCATTTTTCATTCCACCTACCCAAAATTCAACTTTGTTTGGAGAACTGCTTTATAGACGATATAAACTGTACTGCGTTATCCTATATTATTATTTGCTTTGCTTTCTTATTACGTCTTGACGGTTATACCGCCTGTAAAACAGTCCTCCGTTGAAGCGTTGCATGATATACTTTGCTGTTTATTCTTATACTGTCCTATTCTTTTATTTTCTGTGCTTTTTTAAGTATTTCACAACACTTGTCACTCTACACAAGAGAAAGATGTACTGCACTATACTGAATTACTTTATTTTGTTTTGTTGTGAGTTATCCTGTCTTTCCGCTTATGCAGACTGATAAATGCTGTGGTTTCCTACGCTCATAAACCTGTAAAATAAGTGTTATAGTGTTTTGTCCTGTGTTGTTATATTGCTTGATATACTGCACTATTTTCTTGCCTATCTTACAGGCATATCAACGTAGGAAGTTTGCCGCTACTGCACTCATAAACCTACAAGAATAAGTCTATACATTTTAATCTTGTTCTGTCGTGTGTTGCGCTATCGTATTCTGTAATGTTGTGTCGTGTTCTGTTATTCCCGCTCTTGTAGGCATATCAGCACAGTAGCAGCTTTGATATTTAATTAATCATTTCCCATATTTCTTCGTATTCTGATATATTCTGAAATTTCTGTTTCACTGCCAGAAGTTCACTCCGGCAACGTTCTACAAGTGTCTTGTATTCGTCTGGTTTCTTTAAAATCAGCTTTGTAGGTTTATATCCAGATGAACCGTCAGTTTTGTAGAAAACTCTAATTGTTGTCGGCTCCGGCTCCTTATCTGGCTTCGCCTCAACAATCTTGAGATTTCTTACAACTGATCTGGCTTCTGCTATTCTCCACTTCTCAGCAGCTTCGGTGTCATCCCACGTAAAGCACTTGTGAAGTTCGGTATTGCCATCTCTAGCTTTTTCAAGGATTTGCTGTGGTGTGGCTGATTCCAGTTCTTCACAGATTTCCATGATTTCATCTGCACATTTCTGCGCATCGGCTTTGAACTTGTATGTTCCCCATGTGGCTAACTGCATTTTCTTCTCCTTCTTTTCTTAATTTTTAGATATTTTTTACATTCAACTCCCCATCCGAAACTTTCAACAGAATCATCTGTGTATCTAATCCTGGAATCCTGTCCGAATTTACACTCTCGGTATCGTCAACCCAAACCGGAAGTCGTAAGTCGTTCATCTCCTGTAATCCCATCACAAGGTCAATGTCGCAAAGAATCCGGTCGCTATGGTTCAAACCATTGGCATAATCAATGCCGTTGCAGATCATCCGGCAAGTTTCCATCGGTTCACCGTCCTGTGTGTAATCAAGGAACTGAAACTGGAAATGCTTGAAGTGCGGATTAATCACTGCTGCCAGCGCCTTATTCTTCTCAATGGAATACTCGGTCAGCTGATCTACTTTCTGCTGAATGTTCGCCTGTTTCTGCGAAAGCTTTTTCTGTTCTTCCTGCAATGTTTCAAGGTTGTTAGCTTTTTCCTCAAGCCTTGCGGTCTGAGTTTTGATCTTGGCTTCAACATCTCTGAGTTTTACTTCCAGAGAATGACGGTTGTTGCTTAACAGAATCCGGTCATTTTCGCCGTTTCCAATTCCATTGATACTTTCTTCCAACGTAGAAATTTTGTCGCATACAGCCTTGTATTCTTCATCACCAGACATATCCGGTTCTGGAATTGGCTTATTTGCTTCTTTCTCAGCATCCACAATTTTCAATGCCAGAGCAGCAATTTCTTTCTTTTTGTCCTCGATAGCCGTCTCCGCTTCTTCTTTGGATTTCTTTGCTGTTTCAAGACCATCGGAGGCTCCGTTTCCATCTTCCGTGATCTGCTCCAGTCTGATACGCTTGTCTTTTTCAAACTGTTCTTTCTCTTTCAGCTTTTTGGCAATTCTGGACTGTTTGCTGTACTCAAATTTGCGCTTAGCTGCTTCCACCTGCTCTTCTGGAAGTGCCTGTCCGCAGGTCGGGCAAATAGCTGCTGCCGGATCAAATTCTTCTCCTCGAATTGCGGTAAGTTCGGTATCGTCCCATCTAGTCTCAGAAACTTCTGTGTATTTCTTCCGCGCCTGCGCCAGCGCAGCTTTATTCCGTTCAATTCCTTTCTGAGAATGTTCCAAGTCCATTTCGGAAAGTCTCATCCCATTTTCGGCATTTTTCTTGTCGGATTTCAGCGTATATAATAAGGAAGTTATTCTGTCGTGATTCTCTCTGATTGATTTACCAGCTTTCTCAACCAGTGCGTCCCGTGAACGTTTCAGCCCTGCCAGTTCAATAGAAATCCGGTCGTATTCTCTTGAAGCATTATTGAATACATCCTCCTGCTTCTCATTTTCTTTTAACAGATCAAGAAGCTCATCCCTCTGTGTCGGAAGTGTTTCATCACACTCAACCTGTCGACCCTGCTCTTTTCTGATCTGCTTTGCGATATCATCAACATCTGATTTAGCTTTTCTCAGTTCTCTTCTGCGGGCCTTCAAGATTTCTTCGATAGAATCTCCTTCCACGCCTTCATTCTTTATCCATTCGTATTCCGGATGCTCTGCTCTGAACTGTGTTTCGCTGAACCCGGCTATTCCTCCCAGTGTTTCCCTCGCTTTTGCTGTTGCCTTCTGGATTTCATTCAAAAATACTCTGGCATTGCTGCACATGGCAATCGTGTCCGGATCGGCAATCCTCTTAAGAATCTCCATATACTCGGTTTTGTTCCGCTTAATTCCATTGACGTAATATTCGACCGTATTGGATGATTTCCCCTTCTTGGTCTTTTTCTGGATAACGTACTCCGTTCCGTCAACATCAATAACCAGTTCTCTCACTACCGGATCGTCAACTTCTTCGCCATCAACCTTCCGGCGGATGTTGTTCGGAAGCGTTCCATCTGCCAGCTTTCCGGTCAGAATATCAAAATATGCGTCCATCAGGGAAGTTTTACCCTGTCTGTTTCTCCCGGAAACTTCTGTTCTTCCTGCGAAATCAAATTCTCTTGCTTCAAATTTCTTATAGTTCTCAACGCTCAGTTTTTTCAAAATTACCTTTTTCATCTTTGATTTCCTCCATCTCCATTACTGAAACTTCGTATGCTGTTTTTCTGACATAAGAACCATCTGGCTGTTTCTTCCAGTAGTCACGGCTCTGCATACGGCCCTTTAATTTTACTTTTGTCCCTACTTTCCATTCAGAAGCTTTTACCGCCAGATTTCTCCAGCAAATGCAAGGGATGTAGTTGGGCCTATCATTCCCGTTGACTGCAATACGTACTTCACAAATAGTCTTTCCCAAAGGCGTTTCTCTCAGTACAGGTTTCTTGCAAATACGTGCTGTCATTTCCACTGTATTAATAAGAAGGTTTCCTTCTGCACTGATATCTAAAGCTTCCAGATACAAGAATTCTTTCTTTTTACCGTTTACCATTCCCCATCGGGAGCGGAACTTTCCAGAAACCCTCACCCAGCTCCATTCCCGTAACGTATCTTTGAATTTTTTCGGAATTTCAACGATAATATCATCCGGCGTCCCGCTGAATCGGTCGCTTCTGACAACTAAAAAGCTTTTCCCTTTACTCGGTTCGAATTCAATTCCTTTAGAATCTGTCACGAAACCGGTCAAAATTGCTTTGTTTAAATCTCTCATTCTTCATTTCCTTTTCCCTTCTTTTGATATCGTGAATGAAGTCATTGATCCTGAGCATCACTGCAAATCCGACTGTACTCATTAAGATGTAATCCAACGCCAGAATTGTGAGTGCATCCAAATCAGTCACAGCCCAGCATACTGTAAAGAATACGATTGCCAGACCAGAAACTCCGAACACTGCAAGCCCCTCTAAGTAAGTTCTCATTATTTTCCTTTCCCCAGCAATCCCATTACCAGCACTGTAGTCAGCAGAGCAATGATTGCCAGATCTTTGTTTCTTGCTTCCTTCTCAAGGTCTTTGATGATCTCAGAAGCAAGTGTTTTACCAGTTTCCTTAGTGATTTTAGACATTAAAAATGCCCTCCTGTGTTTTTATTTGTCAAATACAGGAAGGTATGATATAATCAACCTGTATTTAACTTACTCAAGCTAAGTTAGATACGTGCTCCGGTTGGTGTTCCTGCACCGCCGGGGCTGCTTACAACTTAAATGCCTAACATGGCAGCCAGAACGTTTTTGTCGACGTAATCGCTATCTGAAGTATCAAGATAAGCTTCAACAGCCTTCAATCTGCCTGCCAACAGGGCATATTCTTCTTCAATGGTCTCCGGGATAAAATCCACGGAGCTTTCTTTTTCTACAGCCATTAATCTTCTTCCTCCTTTTCGCAGTATGGGCACGGAGCATTAAGTAACAGGTTGTTCAGCACCGCTTTTACAGATACAAAGTTTTCTTCCATATCATGCAATACTTCGCACACATCGTAATATTTTCTGCTTCCACCAGCCGTTGTGATACCAACGAATATCGCACGATACCTTCCTAATTTTTTTCTGTTGAAAGCCCTACATTCAAAACTCACACACACTTCTGGAACTGTGTCCTGTGCTTTCCGGCACATTCCATATAAGGTATCAGCATAAAGGTTAAATTTCTCTGCTTTTGTCATTTGTCCGCTCCCATCCCGGCGTTTACCGCCTTGAAAATCATCTGTTTTGTTTTTTCTTCTCCAAACGCTTTGGAAAAGGAACTGTAGGTACGAGATACGATTTCCGAAAGATCATGGATGACTTCGTTTCCCGCACCGTTGATTGATACGTTTCCTTTTTCGCATTTAATCATCTGATTTTTACCTCCTGATTATTTCTTTTTTAGTTTGCCATTTCCTTTTTGCGATGTGATATAATATTCTCCGAAGGGAGGTGTAAAAATGACCGATAATGAAAAACGTGCACATGATTTAGCCGTTGCAGTTTGCATTGACGTGTGCCATTTAAAACGTCAAGCTCAAATTGATTCAGGCAAAGTTCATGTCACTGTCGATTATTTCGAAGAATACACAAACGCTTATGAATCTGCGTTAGAAGCATTCAACAAAAAATATCCATCTGGCAAATAGGTTTCTTATTAATCAAACATGTTAAGGAAATAGGTTTCTTTGATGTTCGTACCATCTTGGAAGCCTTTTTCTTTTTCTTTTTTTTACTCATAAAATTCGCTCCTTTACAATTAATCTTCTTCGTCAATATCACGAATGGAGTTCTGAACAGCAGAATTAATTCCACTTGCAACGCATTCGGAAATTGTTTTCTCTCCAAGTTTTCCCGTGTGCATTGCTTTCGTTCTGCTTACAGAAGGGTTTTCTGAACGAATAGCACTGAGATCTTCATTAACCGCATATGGTTCGGAAACAAATACTCCATCTTCCTGAAGCAGGAGATCTATTCTTACATGGTGTTCATTGACACAACCAAGAATAATTACCGGTTCTTTTTCTTCATTCGTATTTGTGAGTTCTATGTCCTCGATTTTAAATCCGATAAGTGGTCGAAATACTTCTGCGTTATCGCCATAAAACATATAACTTTCAATACTTTTCATAATCTTCTCTCTTTCTCATAAGAAACTACTCTGAGCATTCGCATCATCAATGCGATCTTTCAAATACATCGGCAGCTCATATTCGTTTATGATTTTTATTGCCATATCGCACTGGTTTCTCTTGATTGCCTTGTAGGTATTCACGCCAAATTCCCTGCGAAGCTGCACGTCAATATCACTGTACACGAGCTGACGCAATGAATTATCTTTGTATGCCGGTGCATTCTTTCCACCCAGTATCGGAACTACTTTCTGGTTCTTTGCCTTTGTGATTTTCTGACATTCCAGTGCAAGTAAAGGCATGTCTCTTTTGAACTCCTGCAAGTCATCATTGACAGCATCAATCTTTTCTTTAAGCTCGATGTTTCCCTGTGCAAGAATCTGAATTTTGTCATCCATAGTCCATGATGGTAATTTCGGCTTCTCGAAATATTCATCCACCAGTCTGTCATATACTTCCCACGCCCTGTCAGTGTTTAACGACTTTGCATGGAGGAATGCTCCCTTTTCTGTCCAGAGGTAAAGAATTTTAGCATTTTTTGAACCATCGTCAATTTGACGACGGTTAACAAACTCTCTTTTTTCTTCGCCCTCAATGCAAATGAAGTGTTTGCCCTCAATATATCTTTCTTTGTTTCTACTGAAATTTTTTGAAATGATTTTCGTATCAGTTCCATACGCTTCTGCAATCTGTTGTGTAGTAAGAACTCGAATGTTCTTGTACTCTGTTACTGTTAAGTCGTTCATACGGCTCCTTTCTAATTCAACTTAATTGAATTTATTAGGCACAAAAATAAAATCCATAGGGATTCCAGAAAGTTCACTCATTTTTCTGAGCTGAGATAATGTAGGTTCAGTTTTTCCTTTCTCCCAGTTAACCACTGTGACATTGGAAATACCGAATATTTCAGCCCATTCTTTCTGATTGTATCCAGCATTAACACGAACTGCTTCTAACGAAATTTTTGGCATTTGCTCATCTCCTTTCTTAACTCATGAACTTATTATAATTCAATCAAATTGAATTGTCAACACTAAAATTCAAATTAATTGAATTTGCTATTGAATTTAATTTAATTATGGTGTAAAATACTAGGTATGAGGAGGATAATAGAATTATGACAGACGAAGAACAAAAGAGGATATTTTCAAACAACCTTAATAGGTATATTTTGAAAAGTGGAAAACAGCAAAAAGAAGTTGCTGAAGCTATTGGTGCAAACACGTCTACATTTAATATGTGGTGCAAAGGTAATTCTATGCCAGGTACTGGAAAGATTAGGGCTTTAGCAGATTATTTCCGTATAGGAATGTCAGATTTAACAGATATGAAAGAGAATCACGATCCTGATATTGAATTCGGAGATGTGATTACAAAAATCGAGCAGTCAGACCCTCGTTTCAAAAGAATTATTCTTGAATACGATAATCTGCCACCCGATAAAAAAGATTTGCTGTGTGATTTTTTTGAAAAATTTGTTTTTTAAGATGCAAGGGCGGGAATTATCTTCCTGCCCTTTCTTCGTCATATGCTCTTTTTACGCATCCATAAATAAACTTTATTATTGATTCATTATGTATTTTTTGTATCATTTCAATAATCTCTTTCTTATAATCCATAAAAACCCTCTCCGTTTGCAAACTACTGTCTACATTAAAGTATATGTTCGATTAGCAGATGGCATACCACGAACTTATGTTTGCATTATATCCTATAATATGTCTAATAAAACGGAATAAGTGGGATGAAATGATATTTCCACGAGGTAATTGCCAATGGTATACCGGAATATTTACAATTGCATAGAAATTATTCGTGATAGCAAAGGTAAAATCATTCCTCTTTGGAGCAAAATAAAATACAAGCATAGGAATATGCTGCATCTGTTTCGTGACATTTCTTTTGACTGTTGGTTGTCTATGCATATGTTGTTCGGAACAAATGCTAGTACCTCTGTTTGTATATTCTTCTACGCATACCGGTGAACTGATGATGTAGTTGACGTATAATATAATTCCGATAATGGCCAGAATTTGTTTGAATGTTTTCATTGATAACACCTCGAATTTTATTATATTTCACTATACTACTTGTGCTTTAAATGATATAATATATACAAATTTTACTAAGGAGGATTTACTATGAAAAAGCATTTAAAATTATTAGCGGTGCTTGGTGTCACAAGCATTTTGGTTTCATCCACTTCTATCCCGACGTTTGCAGAAGACTTTGTTTTATATGATGAAAACGGAGTACACGTCGAAACAAAAGGCTTAACAGAGTCGCCATCAAAAGGAACCATTGGTTTGTATATCGAAAACAATTCTGATCTGAATTTAGGTATTGCACCTTACGCATATGCCATAAACGGCATCATGGCTGGTGGCGACCAATATGGTCTTAATTCTGCCGATGTTGCACCAGGTAAAAAAGCAAATTCTACTATAGAACTTACCAGTGCTTGGGAAAAAACCAATTTTTATAAAGATTATCAAATGGATGAATTGAGCAGCTTCGATATTTTGCTGTGGGCTTATGATAATTCAAAAAGCTTTAAAGCTTTCGATAGTGGTCAGGTGCATGTTGATGTAACTGGAGCCACGGAAACATCTTCACCTGTGTTAAGTAACGTTCAAAACATATATGATAAAGATGGTATTAGCGTTGATTTTGTATCATCAAAAGAGAACAGTTTCACGTTTTGCATCACGAATACAACTGGTCAGTATTTTGTTTACGATGTAGTTTCTGAAACTTATAATGACTTTACAACTTCCGATGTGAATTATGAACTGTGCAACAAATATTTGCTGAATAATTGTAAAACAATTATTACCTTAACTCCAACTGACGATTTCCTTTCAATTAACGAGGTTTCTGAGGTATCAAAAGTAGATTTCGCACTAACAGTCAGACCGTTGGCTGAATATGAAGGTGAATATACTACAGATTTAATATCATATCAGAAGTAAAATATAATTTTCTCATATCTTTTATTCATGGACTGACTGCCGGATATTTAAGCACTTTTTTATCACAGGAGAGCAGCTTTGGTAAATTTCCGGCAATTCAGCCCATTTACAGTATTAAACTGCTGTAGTATAATATCTGTATAAATACTATCTACATTGTAAATTATACAACATTTCACCGTGAAAATTGGTAAATTGAATAAATAGTGGGTTTTCACATAATAAAAAAGGGTGTGATATAAATGCGAATTGCGATACTTGACGATAACCAGCTTCATATTGATTATTTCAAAGCAAAGGCTGAGTCATTTTTGAAGAAAAAGGGCGACCGTTCGTATCAGATTTCAGAATACACTTCCGGTGTCCCTCTTGTGGACGATGTGAAAGACGGTGAATGGTTTGACTTGATCGTATTGGACATCATTTTAAAAGATGGTGAAAGTGGTGTTGATGTAGCATATAAGTTACGTGGCTCTGGTTATTCCGGAAGCCTAATGTTCTGGACAGCTCATGCCGGCTACATGCGTGATGCTTTTGATGTTCGAGCAACACAGTATGTTATCAAAGGGCATGAAGATGGAAGGATGTTTTCCGTAATTGATACTACGCTCGGAAGATTGAAAGAGCGGATGCTTACTGTAAAATTCAAAGGTGATTTCCACAGGGTTTTCTTCAGAAACATCGAATATATAGAAAGCCGTGGTCAAATGTGCATCATCCATTGCACGGACAGGCATCAGTATGGCTTTTACCGGCGTCTGCATGAGATAGAAAAAGTTCTGGATCGGCGTTTTGTCCGGTGCCACCGTAGCTATATCGTAAACATGGATTATATTTTAAATATCGAAAATGATATCAAGATGATCTCTGGTGACATTGTTTCAATGGCTCAGAATCGAAAAAGAGAAATAGAACAGATATATCAAAAATATCTCGAAGAGTAAGAAAAGAGTCGGGTTTTTATGCCCAACTCTTTTTTTGACTGTCCGCTCGTGCCGCTGCTAACAGCCCCCGAATTGGGACATACAACTCTTCCGTTTATGCACGGTGGAATCAATCTGCACTATCAACTTGTGCTAGCCACACAGGAAACTTTACATCATAAGTTCAATTCCTGTGCGACCACTGATAGTATACCTTGTTCTGAAGGAAAAATCAATCAGAACATAAATTTGGTTTAAAGGAAAAAAGCCCCAAGGATTAACTCCAAGGGGCTTAAATCTTATACCTTTTTGATATATTTTGCGGAAACGAATCCAAAGTACTTTCCAGCAATGCGGATGTAGTACCAGGAACTACCGTCACTTGCTTTCTGAGTGAAGTTCATAACGTCAACCTTGTTTCCTTTATTCAATGTCGGATATTTTTTGATGTTCGGATATTCTGCTCCAGCCCATGTGCGGACGTTCAGACTGGAAGCTGTGACCTGTCCAGTGTACAACCTCTGGTTCTTGTCTTGCTTTTTGACGATTACTGTCGCAGTTGCAGCCACATTTTTTGCCCCATCAACAGCAAGGTACTTCGTAGCAACCCAGCCGATTCCGATTCCAGCGACCTTGATCTTAGTCCATGCACCGGACTTTTCTCCATTGATCTCAACACGGTTTCCTTTGTTGATTTTTCCGAGAACATATCCGTTCGGGCTTTCACGGACATATAAATCGTCTGCTGTGGAAGTAGCTGTACCGGTTGCTTTCCAAGCCGCAGTCTGTCCCTCACTTCCCCAGTCAATCCAGACATATCCGTCGATTGCAGAATCGTTGATAGCGTAGGATTTGTTGCGCACGGCTCCGCCATTTGCCACCACACCGGCAGCACTGGAAGTGTTTCCCTCGTTGGTATATACGACACTACCATTGAAGCTGCGGGCAGAGCCAACATGGGAACCGTTACGGAATATAATCAACGCACCTACTTTTGGTGATTTGTGCCATGTTCCATTGCTTTTGGCGTGATTTGTGATGCTCTTGCAGTTATAGAATCCACCGCCCATAATCTGCAATGCTCTTGTGATTCCTAGAACCTTAACCAGTTTCCAGAACTGATACTCTGCACACCATGGCTGAGCCTGGCAACCTGGCTGCCCCCAGGAATTTACATCACGAGCAAATCTGGTATAGTTGTTGTAACCAGCGTTCTTCTTAAAATCATCCAGATAAGCGTCACTCTTCTTTTCCAGATATCCGCCATTTGAAGCATAATAATCACCAAGTTCAAGGAATTTCTGTAATTTTGTTTTTGCCACTGTTGTTTCTCCTTTCTGTGTTGCTCCTCTATAGTCCTTGTAGAACACATCCATATCAACATTTCCGCTGATACCGGATACTTTTCCGTGTTCCGAATACTGCCATCCTACACCGACCGGAACTCTCAGCCTTTCCTGTAATGTTCCGTTATCCAGTTCTTTTTTTGGATAGTTCGCAATCCAACATTCGTACTGCTTCAGAGCGTTTGACAAGCAGTTCTTATACCAGTCGTAGTTGCAGTATACACCGACTTTATAGCCGGCTTTCTTCATCCTAGTCAGAAATGCTACGGTAATATTCTCAATCGCCTGTTTGCCGAGCTTCCGCTGATTAGACCACTCAAGGTCGTAGAACACCGGAAAATCCAGTCCTCGTCCGTTCAGTGCAGCAATGGTGTCCTCTGCTTCGTCAAGGGCCTGCGCCGGTGTCAGAGCGTAACTGTACTTATATCCGCCGATAAGGATTCCGTTGTTCTTGCATCCCTTGTAGTTGTACTCGAATGAGCTGTCAATGCCGCTCCTCTGATGCACTCTCAAGATTGCGAATTTAACGCCGGCTTTAGCAACTTTCGCCCAGTCCGGTTTCCCCTGATTGGATGATACGTCAATTCCCTTTAATTCCATCCAGTTTTCCCTCCAATTCTCTAATCTTGCAGCCCTGCTCTTTTACAATGTCACTGAGTTCCTGTATGGCTTTGACAGCATAATTCAGTAGGTACGGGCTGTTAATCTGTTTAATGTCCATCTCGCCGTTTTCATCATATCCGCCGCCCAGTGCCAAGTTCGGATCAATTTTTTCCAGTTCGTCTGCCACGAAACCGATGTTCTGATGACCGCCCTTTTTCCAGTCGAACTGACGGACTTTCATGCGGTTGACCGTTTCAAGGGCATCTGTTTCACTGTTTTCGATGTTCTTTTTCAAGCGGATATCGGACGGAGCTGAGCCAGAATAGAATTTATCTGTTAAAAAAGTTGCGCCGCCGGCAAGCTGTCCTCTGATTTCAAGATAGTTTTTGTAGCTAGTTCCAAACCCATCATCACTTCCAGTTGATGTTTGGCCGCATCCGATATATGCTATTTGCTTTCCGACAGTTCCCAGTGTGGCTATGGGCCTTCTTCTGACAGACGTTCCAGTCTTTGAATACTGCTCTGAATCCTCGAAAGAAAAGCTTCCTTGTACATACGCGCCGCCTTTTAGCCCGGCAGCCCCGCCTACTGAAAGTGCTCCGGATGTGGTTAAGTTCTTTCCCATTGAACAGCCGTCTGTATATACCGCATTTGCATTTAAACGAACTGCATTGTTCAAAAATCTAAGTATATATCCATCCCACTGATGGCTGGTATCACCCTCCATCCATAATTCTTCCACTCCGCTGTTCTTTTCTGCCGCGTAAATTCCGTATTTGCCAATTTTTATTGCTTTCCAATTATTTGCATCTGTATAATCCGTATATATAGTGATACCGGAACTGTCAGTAAGCACTTTTCTTTTTTGACCGGTCGAATCATAGAAGAACATTCCACTCTTATTAATTCTTATAACTATGTTGTTATCAGAATTTCGAAACGACATTCCGCTGGACGACATCCGGCCTGTCTCCGACCCTTCGTCGTCAAGAAGGATCAGAAGCCCGTTCCCGTTGTTCTGTCCACCGAGTGTCAGTGTTCCTCCGAGCGCCGCATTGAAAGACACATACAGCTCATTGTTCAGATAGTATAGTCCTTTCCAAGCTCCGTTATTAGACAGAATTTCTACGATATCTTTTTGAGATAGAGCAGAAACGTCAAGTGCAACTGGGAACGTCTGCCGATCACACAGCATAGTTTTTTCTTTGTCGGCATAAGCGCTGGCCCTTATCATGTCATGTGCTTCAAGAGCAAGCGTATTCAGCTGAATCTGGATCAGCTTCATCGAGGTGCTGTATGTGCTTATATCTTCCCAGGAAGAGCCATTATCAACGCTTTTTTCGATAGTCCACCAGGCATAAAAGTTTTTAGCATCTTCCTGACCATCTCTATAGTAAGGTCTCAAGTTCAGAATATTCGGAGTAATCTTCTTGTCAGCCCCCATCAGCAAAATGTCAGCATCGGCATTTATAAAATATGTTCTTCCGGCTGCACCCTGTTCTCCGGCGTACTGCTTAGCTATCGTGAATCGCTTTGAAATCGACAAATTTTCCAGATAGGTAACCCTTATATCAATCCAGCCACTGTCGGCAGTTAAGCTTTCAACTGTATACGTATGTTCAACTTCGTCCCAGGATCCCGAGATGTTCTGAGATTTGGTTATAGTATACGAACAATTCTCCGTGATATCCTGTGCGCCGTACATCACCGTAACCTGAGTTGAGCATTCCGGAAAGCTGCTATAATTCCCATCAGAATCAACAGGAATTCCTTGATACTCATTGCTCAACTGGATAGCCATATTTTTCGCAGATGCAGCAAACTCTTTCAATGTCTCGTCAAGTGTTTTTCCGCCGCCAATCTGCACATTTCCGCTGATATATACCGATTTTGTATCCATGTCAACAGAGAATAGAAGATTCCCTTCTGCGTCTTTTACGGTAATGGCTCCGGCATTGATCCAATTCGCGTTAACTCCAACCGCTTCCAAAATACGAACTATAGCGTCTCCATCAACGGTCATTCCACCATTCCATGTTTGCCCGCCATCGGTTGAAACGCCCCAGGCTTCCGCCGTCATCCGCCATATTCCCTGCGATTCACTTAATTTGGGCTTATCATGCAAATAAAAAATTTTACTCCCGTCCTCTTGAGTTTCGATAGTGGTAAAGACCCCCGATGATTGGTCAAGCCTTTTCTCAAATTCTTCAAGTGCAAGCTCCCGTTGCGTTTTTTCCTTTTGTACTGACTTTCTGGCATCAACAGCTGTTTGCGTAATCAGAGAATATTGCTTTGAACTGTTTCTAGCTGCGCTCTCGGCATTGCAAGAAATTTGTTCAAATACTCCGGGCTGCAGCACAACATTTGTCAGAAAGCTTTTGTATTTATTACATTTTCTGTCCGTTATTAAAACAGCATCCCCGGCTTCAATAGATATGTCTGTTAGGCACTGCGTTTCAAACGGTCGAAACGACATCCCAACACATTTTTCCCCAATCATTGCAGCTACAGTTTCACCGGCGCCCTGTGGAATCAATTTATTTTCACTGATTTCCAGAACATATCCTTCTTTTCCATACAAATATACATTTGCGGTTTTGTCATCATCCGATGTGGCTTCGACATATTCAGTGACCCGTACACCTGTTATGACCACATCATCTAAATTCGGAGTAAACCTGTTTGTGGAATTAATCTCAATTCTATTTGAATCAACAATTTCTGTATCATACCATTTAATTGTTAGCCTGCCATATCTGTCACATCTGGCATACTGGCATCCGATCTGGCAAGTCCATGCTATCACTTGCCGGAAGGTTAGAGCTTCATCATCTGGTCTTGCCGTAATTTGATAAGAATCTTGGTCAAAGGATAACGTATCTAACGTTACTCCGCACACATTACAGGCGTCTTGGATTATTTGCCGACGTGTCGCCGGATACTTGAGCTTACTCTCAGAATAATCACGATCAAATTTTCGCATATTATCCTCGCATGTTAGTTCAATAATCGTAGTGTCCTGATATGGTGTATCAACCACGGCCATGGTACAAATTCGGATTTTTTCTATTTCTTTTTCAGCTCCGGACGTTGGCTTCACTTCAAGTCCGACATAACAGACCACTTCTGCATTTGTGAAATCGTAATCCGTATACTTTCCATCAAAATTATTAATCGACAGATTCACTGTGTTTATATTTGCAGATCCAATTGTAAAAGCGCTATCATCAGACACGGAATCCTCAAACTTCATACCGTTTGACCAAAAATCGGTGTTGGTAAGATTGAGAACCGTTCCATCTGTCAATGTGATATCCGCATATTTCAGATAGTTCCTATTGTCGTTATCCTGTTCAGTTTTAAATCTGCTGGAAACATACCTCAAATTCTCACCTCCTACTGTTCAATCAAATCAAACTGTAAACCTTCCATCCGCTGATTTCCTACCCACCAATATTTGAACGGGGCAGACCGGTCACCGACATAAAAAGTTCTTACTTCATGTTTATTTCCAGATAAAAGATCAGGATATTCAACGGAAAAATACTCTGGGTTTACAGCCTGTACGATCTTGCAAGCAGTATCCCAATCCGGTGCATTCCATCCAACAGCCAGTTTCCGTTTCTGGCCAACGCGGTTTTTATGCATGATCGTATCATCAGTACGCCCGGATTCTGACGCTGATATGTCCTGAAGTCCCCATGTGAAAGAGGACGGGCAAGGCATCGCTGCACCATTGATTTTTATAAAAACGTCTGCCATATGAATAATCACCTCGTTTTGTGCATAAAAAAAGTGCCTATCGAAAGATAGACACTTTATGATTATTCATTATATATTTTTAGTATAATATGATTCCATATTTTCGCATATGACGTTCAAGCAAAAAGAAAGAGCCGGAGATTTCTCCCAGGCTCCTATTATTACTTATAAGTCACTTTATACATTGCTCTGCGATAAGATACTACTTTGCCGTAGCGATTATTGTTCGCAAATTGCACCATCTCAACAACGTGCGTTCCAGCTGTTATATAAGAGTCATCCAATGAACCACCGCCGCTGACAGAAGCGCCTCTGTTCTGATCCCAAAGTTTTCCATCAATATAGATATATGTCGTTAAGCCACGATCGACATTACTGGCCGAAAAGTTAATATACCCCATCGGGAATTGTTTATATAATTGCATAAGTACTGTTTTACCATTCGTACTTCTCTGAGAATTATACTCAATGAAAAACTCTGCATCTCCGCATTCTTTTTGATTTGGCAATAGCATCTTAAGTTTACTAGGTGTATTCTTGACCGTAACTTTACACTTAAACGTTTTGCCAGACGCACTTCTGGCGGAAATATAAGCAGTTCCGGTTCTTTTCCCACTAATCTTACCGGTTGATGAAACTGTTACAACTTTAGTGTTTGAAGAAGTCCATCTGTATTTCTGTTTCGTATTCAGCATTTTAAGCTGTGCCGTTTTCCCTTTGTACAGCGAAATATTAGAGTTGCTGATCTTCGGTGCTTCTACTGTCACCAAACACCGATAACTCTTCTTCCCGATTTTGGCAGTAATCGTAGCTGTCCCTCGGGTCTTTGCCGTTACTTTTCCGGTACTATTCACAATCGCATTTCTTGAATTACTAGACCATTTTGGCTTCGCTTTCGTTCCGACCATCTTCAGTTGCAATGTCTGCCCTGTACAAATGGTTGCCTTCGTTTTGTTAATTTTAACTGTTGCCGCCGATGCCGGAACCGCCATGGCAAGTGCCATAATCATTGCCAGCAAAATCACTGAAATCTTTTTCCACCTTTTCATTTACTTCTTCCTCCCTTTGATTGATAGTTCAATTATACATCTGATAAAGAGAAACTACAATGAGAATCGTAGTAATTGATTGAGCAAAATCACGCAGAATCCTTTTTTTATGCGTTACGTGAGGAAATTATCATTCAAGTGTTTTTGAAGCGTTTTCTACTTCATTTGTCACGGCAAGAATCAGTTTCCCCACAAAATGTTCTTCCAGCATCCCCACGTATCTGCTCCTGAGGGCTTCCGCTTCAGCTGCGAATTGTTCCCACGTCTCAGAATCGTCCATCGGGATTCGCCAGTATTTCTTGTGCAGTCCCCAGACTTCCTGCCAGATAGAAAAATATTTTTGTTTAAAGTCCATTACTCCTCCAGATACTATTGCATAAGGGCAAGAGCGGTAATCAACATGATCGTACAATCAATAATCACATGGCATACATCATTTTTTCTTGCATTCTTAATAGCTACAAAAAGCTCAACATTGATAGCAATTACCATGAGTATTTTTTGAATTGCGATTGCTACTTGCATTTGTCACTCCTCCTGTGTTTTGTTTGGCAGTAATTACTGTGATATTTTCGCCTATAATCAATTTGAATCGTTTGCGTGAGGAAATTATCACCTACGGTATTTCAAATGGATTTTAGATTAGTTTAGCGAATTCCCAATGGCGTATCTGTTATCACAAAACTTGTTCATTTTCAGTTATCGTTCATCAACTCAATTTGCTCTGAAAGTTTCATTGCAATATTTTTTCTGATATCACCTGTTATAAAATGAAAAATCCGATAATTCGTATCTTCTCTGAAATCTGTATCGAAATACATATCAATGCTCAGTTTATAAATGTATTCAAAACCATAAGCATCTACCAATTCAACCATTTCATCAGGCATTGCAATAATTCCATCTACAACCGTTTTTATGTATTCTTCTTTCAAGTGGATATGACTTTTCCCTGTTTTGCTTTTGTATTTCTGCAAAAAGTATAGTATGGTGTTAGTGACATTTGCTTTTAAGTCTTTATATTCTCCATATCCTGCATCATCCCAATATTGATTTATTCCTTTTCGCAAAAGAATTTCACTTATGCCCATGCCGAGTGGGGACTGGGTACTCCTTGCTTCCGGTTTATCCGGACATGGAGAATCTCCTGATACTACGTTAGTAGTATTAGAATCTTTAATTCTTTTTTTATAAATATCATCTAAGTCTTTATTATAATTCTTATTAATTAAAGAGTTTCCACTTTCAGGAATTTCCATTTTCCCATTTTGGGAAATTCCATGGTTTTCCTTATTTTGGGAATTTGGAAATTCCTCTTTTGGGAAAAACCAGTGTTTATCAGCATTTGAAGCTTCTTTTTCGTGAATTTCCTCTTCTGGTAAATTCTGATTTAAGGAATTCGCATCCCTTTGATCCATTTCATTGTTTTTAATAATTTCAAGAGCAATTTGTTCTTTCCATTGTTTGATAGCAATATTTATCGTTTCGTCATTAGGTCTAATATGTGTTGTTGGCGCACCATTAATTTTAAACTTTTCAACAATGACTAAATCTTTAGCTTTTAATTTTTTCATAGCAGAATCATATTGCTTAGGTGAAACTCTTATTTCATTTGCCCATTCATCTCTACGTCTGGCAATCCAAAAATAACCGTTCTTTTTAATTTTAGTTCTAACACGTTCATTTTTTGAATCTTTGTCAAACCAGTACATGATCTGGGACAGTAAAACACCTGCTGTTAAGTCTCCTGCAATATCAATATAAGCATGTAAAGTATGATTAAATCTATGTGAAAATATATAATCTACTTTTCTTTCTAATTCGTTTTGGGATAATTCTTTGATTTGTTCGTTCATAATAGATAACCTCCGTATTGGTTCAATATGGCTCGCCTTGAAATAGCCAGAATCCGTAATTTATAAAAACAACAGGCAGGCGCATTACGGTTTACGCTTTTCGATGATCGGTCTAGCCTGTTGGTTTTACCGTATTATTTTTCGAATGAAATAAATCCATGATTTACCAATTCGTTTAAAGCTTTTTCGACAACTTCTTTGCTCTCTGAAACATATTTACAGATTTCATCCAGTTCAAAGTCTGTTCCATCAAGACTCATCAATATGCCGTATATTCCTTTTGCTTCCAACGATAGATTTTTATTGAGTATAATATTTCTGTCAACTAATCCATATGGCTTCATTTACTTCATCCCCTTCTGTAAAACAAAAAAAAGAGCAGACTCCAAGACGGTATCACGGGAAACGGGTCATTGTTTCAACCCAAGTAAATATCATCTTAAAAGTCTGCTCAATATTTTGTTTTTTTGCACAATATAACAAGATATAGGTGCTACTTGTTACTCATTTATTATACCGCAATCTAGCAGGAATAGCAATGATTTTCTACCATGCCGGACTCGGATTTTTGCGCCGGTTGTTGTCCTGCTGAGCTTTTGTGATAACTTTCGCAAACGCCCGCCCGTCCAGATTAATTGTGTTGGAAATATACTGTGGAGATGTGCTTCCGCCGGTGTTCATGTTCATCATAGCCATAGCAACTCCCTGTGTCACTGCCTGTGTCATTTCTTCCTTGCTCAGGCCAACGCTTCCTTCCGGCATGTTACCGGTGATACTGTCAGCGATGCTCTTCATGGCCTGCTTATTGGTCAGAGGAAGAACCGCTTCTTTTCCAGCCTCGCCAACGCCGATCACGGATGCTGCATTGAAAAGACCGCCTTTGGCGTACCAATCAACTCTTGAATTATACCGCCACTTATGAGTTTTTCCTTCTTGCCAGTCAGTGTAATCCATAGAAATGTGCGGAGTATTGATATGGATAGATTCAATGCCATTTCGAAGATTCTGCATAGCATTCTGGCCAACACTGTACATATCACTGAAATTTCTTTTAATCGTATCAACTACAGTATTAATTCCACTTCCAATACTTGTGTTCATAGTTCCGCGGATGTAGGAAGAAATATCTCTTCCAAGATCTTGCCATTTACTTAAGGCAATCCTGTACTGGCTTCCAAAGTGGCTGCGAACGGTTCCGTCCATGTTTCCGAGTTCAGTGCTTGCACTAATTTTCATCTGGCGGAGATTTTTTGTTACTTCACGGGAAGAGCTTCCCCAGTAAGTTACCGTACTGGTATCAACACCTTTCATATAGTTATCTGCCTGCTTTTGAATCTCGGCAAAATCATCTGTGGTTGTTTCCACCATTTTGTTTGTTGCTTTTTCTGTATCTGCGCTTGCAGTCATCATCGTTGAAGAAATCTTTTCCTGTGCTCCAACAACGTTGTTTTTGACTGCTGTTGTTACGGCATTGGTAGCACTTGGGAAGTCTTTTGATAACTTTTTGTTTAAATCATCAAGTGGAACTCCGGCATTTTGAAGTGCATTATACACAATTTTTAAAGCTTCATTTGCACTTTGAGCGCTTCCACCGGTGTTCTGCAACTGGTCCCTTACTCCAACATAAGTTCCGCTGAATTCATCGCCTTTTAAACTCAAAGTATATAAAGTATCAGAAAGAATGCTGACAGCTTCTTTTGCGCTTAATGAGGACATGTCAATTTGCCCTGCGCTTTCGGAAAAACCGCTTCCTAACGCTTGAATCTTATCTGTCATGTCATCGACAAATTCGGCAGAAACGCCTGCCTGTGCCCCATATTGTTCAAGGGCGCTTTTGGCCTGATCTGTTGAAACTCCATATTCCTTAAGTTTCTCAATCATATCAGAGTACATCTCATCATGAGATTTACCGAGTTCTTCATCTTTCTCAATCATTTTCCACAGGGCTTCTGATTGATCATTTGTGATTGTGGTTAATTCATTCAGTTTTGCAGCATAGTCATGCAGATAACCGCCGTACTGAGTAGTCATTCCGTTTCCGCCTTGCATTGTTTCAAATAATCCTACAAGTTTTTTTGTGAGCAGGACCGCTCCGGCTACGGCAATGGCTATTCCGCCACCGGTTCCTACAAGGGCAGCGAGTGATGATCCAAACGCAGGAATCGTTGTGGAAGCTGCGGAAGTTAATGCTGGTCCCAGCATTCCCCGAACAGCAGTAGACAGTATGCCAAGTACACTATCCCCAGTAAAAAACTTTACGATTGCATTTACAAATGGCATTAACTTCATGCCTATAGTAAATGTTGCTATAGCTTGAATGAAAGTTCCGGCTGATGTAGTTCCAAGTCCATCCCAGATTCCGCCTAATACTTCTTTGAGAACTGTTGTGATTTGTGACAAATGTTTCGGCCAATCTATTTCACTGAGGAAAACGCCGATATTATGTCCGAAAGCTTCCCAATCAACACCATTTGCGATATCAACGAGAGAAGTCAAAAGGTTATCTATAAATTCCTCAAGCTTCTGACCGTTTTCTTTCCACTTAAATTGCTGCATGAATGTGGTGATGCCGCCAGTAATGTTATCGACAAGATCATCCCATTTGAAATTTACAGTAAATGATTTAAGAGAATCAAACGCACCGTTTAAACCAGTAGCTAATACGTGTGCTATGTTTGTGAAGTTAATTTTTTCGAAAACTCCATTTAATAAATCAGCAAATGCTTTTCCGATATCTGCATAGGGCAGATGATTTACCAAGCCAGCGAACATGTCCCAGGCTTTCATAAATGAATTTCCAATAAGGTTTCCAAGATTAGTCCAATTTACTTCTTTTACAAGTCCTGTAATTCCGATTCCGAATTTGGCTCCTAAGTTATACCAATCAATTCCATCAAGGAGCTGGTTCATAGTGTTAACGATGGTGTTAAGACCAGCCCCCAAAGTGCGTCCCATCAGGTTCCAATCAATATTATCAACAAGACTATTAAATGTTTTTGTAAAAGCGTCTGTAAAGGCTGTGATTTTAGGGCCTACATTTTTCCAATTTATAACATCGTAAATTTTTTGCATTCCAATATTAATCATATCGGCTATGGTTTTTCCAAGCCCTTTCCAGTCATGATTCAGGAATGCTTTTCTGATCTTTTTCGCCCATTTATTAATCGGCGTTTCCTCATTGTTCAGCGCATCATCAATCTGATCCGTGATGCCACCAAGCCCAAGGTCAGGTGTTGCACCGATACTGGTTTTCTTTGTTCCGGTACTCGGCGTTGATCCAGAACTACTCGAATTATCAGTAAGCTGATTTAATTCATCAAAAGGAAGTAGTGAAAGGGCTTTCTTTAATGCTTTTGCTGATGAAGTGGCGTTATCAAGCCCGGATGCCGCGTCATCTCCGGCATTTTCCATATTGCTAAGATCTGTTGCTGCGTTATCAAGTCCGGCAAGATCATTCACAACTCCGCTGGTAGATCCTTTGATTTTTTTACCCATTAAAACATACATAAAGTTTCTGAATGTTTCTGCTGCCTGCATAAGTTTGGACATCAGGGCATTAAGAGCTTTGATTCCTGGAAGAACTGCTGCGATTAAGCCTTGTCCTATGACGGATGCAAGGGATTGGATGTTCAAAGTAAGGAGACGTACTTGATTGGCCCAAGATCCGGCGGTTCTGGCGAAGTCCCCCTGCTGCGCACTTGTAACTGACATGATGTAGTTATAACGCAGCATTGTTTTCTGCGCCTGTGTCATGGAATTATAGGCAGTTGTAATGCCTTGCGATAACGCATATTCCTGTAAATTGGCGACTGAAAGATTTATTCCGAGCTGCTTTAAAGGCTCGATTTCACCCGAAATGCCCGCCCTTAATTTGTAGAAGGCGGTATCAGTATCAATGTTATAAAAAGATGCCAAATCTCCGGCTAATCCTGCAAGAGTTGTTGACATCTTCGCAGCGGATTCCTGTGCCACACCAGAAGCATTCAGCATTGCCATCATGGTTCCGGAATAATTTTTCGCCGCCAGTTCTGACAATCCGTACTGTTTTGTGGCTGTGGATGCAAACTTATACGCTTGATCTGCCATGCTTCCGAAAGCAACATCTACAACGTTCTCAACTTCTGTAATATCGGAACCGATTTCAAGGATTCCTTTTCCTTCCATAGCTTCACTGAATTTATTCATCACAGCGGATGCCGCCTTAAATCCAAGAACGGTTTTAAGAAGAGAGCTGATATTAAAAGATGTAGATTTTAAGTCTTTTCCCTTATTTATCACGTTGGAAATAGAAGACGTGAATGCGCTGAATCCTGATTTTGCCATGTTTGCGAGTGAACTCATTGCATTTGAGAGGCTGGAGCTTATTACGGAAAGGCCTTCGAGAGATCTGGACACAGAATTCATTGATGCACTGGCTTTTCCACCCGCCGCCGCCAACTGCCCTAAAGCAACTATGACACGCACAGTACTCTGACTAATTTGTGGTGCATTTTTCATAGCCGCAAAAAACTTTTTTAATTCCGCCGCAAGCTTTGAAAGCTGTGATGCTGTCTGACCGGTTTTGTTGCCAGCTGCCGCCAGTTTTGCAAGAGCTTGGATTAACGAGTTGATAGAATCAGAAACTTCGCCTGCGTATGAGATGTTTCGTATCACTCCATTTAACTTTATGCCGAGCGTTGCCAATCCTTTGGCGGATTGTTCTGCTTTATCTCCTGCCGATGCCAATTTTGCTAATGATGAAACTAATCTATTTATTCCTGTTGAAATATCTGGAAGGGTTGAAAAAGCAGAAAGGCTTTTTGCAATAGAGTTCAATTTATTTGTATCGAATTTACTTATATCTGCCTGTGATAAGCGACGCAAGGCATTAACTGCATTTATCATTCCGTTATCCTTGAAATTCAAATTGCTTAATAACGACATGCTTTTTGCTATTTCACGGACGGCATTTATCGCTGGCTGAACTTTTGCAGTATCAATCGTTTGGAATTTATTTATCGCCCCAATTATAGAATTGATGTTTTTTGCATCAATTTTAGGGACAGACACACCAGAAACATTTTTTAGCGCTCCTAATCCTACAGCTAAATTCTGAAAACTTTTTACGCTTGTTTCCAATTCTGAAAAATTAACTTTTGATAAACTTCGAAGTTGGCCAGTTAATCCAGATAAATTGGGGACGCTAACGTTTGCTTTGCTTAATGTTTGTAAGGCTGCTGATACCCTTCCTATTTCGTGAGCATAATCTCTGAGGCCGTCGGTATTAACACTTCCAAGAGCGGAATCCACATCTTTTAGTTTTTTTACTAAATTTCCTAATGCTTTTGTAGCATTTCTAGTACTGCTGCTTATTTGTATGTCAAGGGTATCAATGGTATTATCCGCCATAAAAAACACCTCCTTTAATCAAAAAAAATAAGGGCAGGCAAGACTTTTAATCCTGCCCGCCCTTTTCGTTACCTATTTCGGCTATATTTGCATTTGCTTTTTTTATGAGAAGTTCGTAATAACGTTCTTCCTGCTTCAATTCAGCTTCGGACCGTTTTGGAATATCCGGTTTTTCTTCGGCTTGTGGTTTTTTTGTGGTTTCAGTGATTGGTTTATCTGGATACTTTGACTTACTGGAAAGCGCACTTGCTACCGCAGTTTTCACGTATAATCCAGATAACCACGCTTGATATTCAATCAGTTTTACCTGAGTTTCTATTTCGTCACATTTATTTCTCTCATGCTCACGGATTCTTACTTGCAAATCGCGTATAGTGCTTCTGAGGAATTCTTTTCGGCTCATTCCAATGCGAACTGCCGCTGGATATAGCTCTGTCCAGATTATTTTGCTGTAGCTTTTTTCTGGTGATCTGTCGGCTTTTTCGGGGTTCTCTTCGACTTGGCGGCCGCATTCAGATCCTCCATGAATTTCTCCAGACCGGTCAGTTTGAAAAAACCATCTTCCTCCATCTGTTCAATACACATGTTAAAGATACCGTAGAAATTTCCCTGTTCATCATCTTTATGCTCTTGAATAAACTGAACAGCAAGTTTTTTGGCAGTTTCAAGATTTGGAACAGATCCGTCAGCGTCCGGATTATCACCATGATATTGAAGAAATCCTGCGTAGAACACGGTTAATGCTGTGTTTGGGATATTTGCCATGCCGGAGATCATTTCTTCCGGAGTTTTGTCCACACCACCGCTTGTCGCCAGAAGGGTGTTCATTACACTCTTGACGCATTCATCATACAGAGATGCTTCAATGCTGTATTCCAGTTTGTACTCTTTGCTACCAATCTTTAAAAGTTTATACATAATATCTTCCTCCCAGTTAGATATATTTGTTATTCGCCTTCAGTTGGCTTAACTGCTGTATCCGGGCCGACATACTCATTGATAGTCAGAGACATATCAACGGTAAGAAGACCGTTCTGATCTCTTGCCGGTTTTGGAATGATAGTCGGCGGCTCAATTTTGGTGAAGAACGCTTTCTGAAGTGCCGGGTAATATTCCTCGTACCACATAGACAGACCACTTGCATGAGCTGTTTTGTAAGCGGAGATAAGGTCTTCCCACTCTTTGATTGTTTCGTCGGTAACGTTTACAGTTACGTTAAATGTGCCGCCGGTTGAACCACGACCTGCGATAGTTCTCTCAATTTCATCCTCGAGAGCGGATGCGTCGATAGTCTCAACGTCGATTGCGATTTCATCAGAAGCGTTTATTCTGTGAAGCAGAGTGAATTTTGTTGGTTTTGTTCCCGCTACTGTCTCTACTGCATAACCGGTAAGAGCACCAACGGTACTGATTCCTGCGATATTTCCTGATGCCATATTGGCTCCTTTCCGCCTTTCGGCTATAAATTAGCAATAAAAAAGAGCCATTACGGCTCTGACACGTAACCCTGTGCCCGGGAGATAAAAGGATCACCTCCTTCTACTCTTCTTTGCTTACTTGTTTAATGACCTGATTCACATAAGTGCTCAGTCCTGCGACAAGAATACCTTGTGTGATTGCGGTAAAAACTGCCATTGCAACTTCCTGACCGCCTGTGACTGTAGATGTAGCGAAAACATAGATTCCGCAGACAATTACGCCCAGAAGTCCAAGGATTCCCGGGATGTATTTGTCAGCTACGGTTTCAGCCTGTTTGAGGAATACGCCTACAAAATACAGGACTACAGCTACAACCAGAAGTTCCGGCTTCACATAGTTCATGATTTGATCCATTCATCTCACCTCCTTCATCCACCCAGCAGCTGCCCGGTGTAAATTCTTGTGTATCGGCTAACAAGCCGTTTGATACTATCATCAGCGTTCCCCATGAGTTCGGGGCCGTAGGTTCTACGAAATCCCATGCCGATCATGGACTGGTGACTTTTTTCGTCAATTTGATATACTTTTGCAAGTGGAGCTGTACCTGTGGCGAAGCACTCAATCTGGATAGTCGGAACCGTGGCGCATTCATCACCTTCAAGGTCTCCTTCCGCCAGAACGTTCCCCAACATGTAAAGTCTTGCATAGGTTTTCTTTCCAGATGCAAGGGTTTGGCTTCTATCCATGGAAAAATTTCCTTTACCAACTACAGGTTCAACGGCTTTATTCCAACGTTCATATATCTCGGATATTGGGTTTTTTAATATTTCCGGCATTTAATCACCTTGCCTGTTCAATTATCTTTTATGATTTATTTTTTGGCATGAAAAAAAGCACCTACCTTTCCGGTAGATGCTTCGCATCTTAATTGTACAAAAAACAAGCCATATGATTCCATATTTTCGCATATGAGAAACATATAATCGTTTGGATTAATTTTGTACAGATTTAAAGTAAAAAAATAGAAGCCCAGAAAACCCCGGGCTTCGCCTTATCTTCCAAAAACTTCCTTTGCGATATGTCGTATCTGCATAATGATAGCTTCTTCTGCGTGATACATCGGCATATATGCCCTATTACCATAAGAATGATGTTTCTGTCCACTTTCGTCCACATACCACCATCCGTTTGGGTCGTAAGCGTGCTTTTGGTCTGGGTAAGTACCAACACCATAATCAGCACCGGACGGCAATGGATAACTGTCTGTCCCGTAAGTAATGCCTGCGCTAAATTCAAGAAAAAGGACTTTATCGCCAGACAATCGGACTGCCGCACCAACGATATCGCCGTGTCCGTTATTGATAACTTCCGTGTAGTAAGAACCTTTTTCCTCCGCTGGAATGGATTCCATTGTAGTCTGGATAACTTGAATTCCCTCCTGAGCCAGCTTATCAATAAAGATCTGGTTCTTTCTTTGAATATCTTTTTGGTATGATTCTAATTGCTGGATTGCCGCCTGCAAGGAATTATGGTTCAAGCTACACCGGATCGTTTTTCTACTCATTGTTACCACCAATTTTCGCTATACCATATCGGGCGACCTGTCCTTTTTGAGTGTCAAGGATTCTCTTTAGCCTGTAGTCCGGAAGAACAGTCGGGCTGTTATCTTCATCAAGGATTAACGCTCCATCTTCTCCAATTTCCGGCACGACATCAATCCACAGGACGTTGCCCTCTTTTGGCTGAAATGTCCGATCAAAAACCGTGATATATCGGTCATAGTCGGGAACAATTCCGGCGGATAATTCTTCCGGTGTACCTGCTGTTGCCGATACTGAAATGTTCTTCTTTTGTGGATTTGAATAGACAAGAATTTTATCCATTCCATTGTTTTTTTCTGTTACTGTTGAAAACCATACAGATTGTTTTTGCCGTGTTCTACCTCTCGTATAAATCACCTCCGACATTGTATTAGATTGCATATTTAATGTGTGATGTTTTTGCATCCTCAT